GCTTGAAGCTTGTACCGTCATGTATGTAGAACTGTTTGGAGTCGGTGGCGTAGAATGGCTCACCCTGTTCGTGGTAGTTGTTTTCGTTGAGTGTTAGCTTATTGGCCAAACCTCGTAAGAACTTTAGATTAAAAGTAGTGTTGTTGAGTAGTGCCATTAGATTATTACACCTCGGTCTATAGCAGGTGAAGTTGGTTTGAGACGAAAGTCATTGGAAGCAGGGTCGATGAATTGAGCGTCAGCGTTAGTTGAGTTAGTTATTGTACCGTTGGTAGTAGTGATATTGGTGTAGGTTGACCCCTGCATAGTAAAATCATACCAAGCAATCATACTCGCCGCATTATAAGCTCCATGAATGGCTAAATTAGTACCTGAATCATTGACCAGTGCCATATTGTTAATATTGACAGTAGATACGTCAGCCGGATAATCGCCCACGATAGCGTCTAGGGCGGTTAGAGTCGGTGTACCCTGATACCATGTACAACCATTGAGATTAAAAGTAAACGCCGTACCTGAATTTTGTACGAACAGACACCCTGCGCTAGCAGAGTTATAAGACTCTATGTTTTTGAATAGACAATTGGTTATATTGAAAGTAATTGATGTTGCGGTATAAGAGGAAACCGCACCACCGCCATTCAATATCCCACCACGCCCAGCCGTTGAGGACCCACCAGCCAAATTAGATATAATACAGTCAGTATAATTAGCAACAATTACCCCTGTTGCACTTCGGTTGAGATAAATTATTCCACTGCTGGCAGTGTTAATAACATTATCTAGCCAAAGGTTTTGCAAGGTGTAACTACCTAAAAAATACCAATATACACTAGCCCCAGCAGCACTAATCTTGACATAGCTTCCGTTTACAGGGTTTGGTTTAACACTACCGATAATTGACACGCCTGCGGGGATAGTCCTGTTTGTCCAGGTATAAGCGGTGGTTGAAGCGGCAATATATAACGTGTCGCTGGTGGCAAGAACAGATAAGCCCTTATCGACTGTTTTGAATGGAGACCCAGCCGATGTACCAGCGTTACCATCGTTCCCAGTGTCCCAACTAACGTAATAACTTGCCATATTACTTACCTAGCTCGGTTTTTAGTTTATTTAATTCGACTAATTCAGCCTCTTTGTCAGCTATCTCAAACTCCACGCTCGCCAGCTCTATTTGCTTGGTATATTCCTCGACGGGGAAGCCTAAAGCTTGAGCCTCGCCTAGAGCTTTTTGAATAAATGCTACTGATTCTTTAGTTATTGGTACGGTTAATGTGATTGTTTTCATAATTCTCCTCCGTCTATTATTACTTCTCTAGGATATGCCCCAGCGTCTACTTTATATTCACGAATAATCGGCTGACCGTTTAGCCCTGTGGTATTGCTGTTACCGCTTCTCACATCTATGGAATAGGTTTGTGGCACATGTTCAAAATCGCCATTCTCCATAGTTAGGTCGTAAAACAATGTGTTCCACTTGCCCCGTAGGTATATTTGGTATTTAGCAGGGGTAAAGTCTTGGTCTACTTTGATTGCCCCCTCAAAAGGCGTGTCAGTAAAGTCACCAATACCCGTAGCGTACAGTTTTTTACCGTAGATATAATCATCGCCATAACCACGCTTGTTGGAGTCTTGAGTGTAACCAGCGTCAGGGTTGGCTAGTTCGGTGGATACTTTTATGGGGTGGACTTTCCAATTAGTACCGTCATAAAAGAATAGCTCATCAGTATCAGTTGAGATAGCGTAGGTGCCTGTTGTTGGGGTGGTAGCTAAGATGTTGGCTTTAGTGTCAGAGGTGAAAGTTATGCCTCCACCACCAGCTATATCTAGCTTGCCTGTAAATGGGTTAAACTTAATCACGAGTATTCCACCTTATCTAAATCGTTCTTGGTTGAATCGGTATATGTCACGGTGATAGTCTGAACGGTTGTACCCGATACTCCACCTTGCTTATAGACATAGGTCTCAACAGTTGCGGAGGTCTGCTGAATATCTATATAGTCAAAGTCAACATTTGGGGTTAGGCTGTTCTTTACAGTTACTGGTATTGATCCGTCAGCAGTCAGTTCTACGTTTACGATCTTACCTGTCGAGTCTATATATGGCGATCCGTTACCTCCACCGCCACCAGCACCGACTGGTTTATCTTTAATTTCAGTTAAAAGCTTAGTATGTTTCTTGGATTCTTTTTCTAGCTTAGTAAGGTCTGTCGGTTCAATTGTGGGGAATTCTGGGTACTTCTGAGCCTTAATTGCCTTTAAAACATCAAGTAGTCCATCTTTAAGTGGTTTAAGGTCTACAGGCGCTGTATGTACGTCAGCTGGTTTAACTTCAATCTTCGGGTCTAGTTTAAGATTCTTAATAGCTTTCTCAAGGTCTTTTGTGTCTAAACTAACTTCGTCTAAGTTGGATACTTTAAACGAATCTTTTTGTTCAAGCTTTGGTAGAGTCTTTGGAACTAAGCTCATTTCACGCTTAATCTGTTGGAGTTCTTTAACAAGTGGTTGAAGATCTAACTTATTAGCAAGTATGTCTTTATCTAACTTCGATACAGCCGTAACGACTTTATCAACATCAGGTGTAGAGATACTTTTAAGCTGATTAACAACCTCTGTTTTAGAGGTCTTACCATCCAAGAAACGGATGAGAACACCAATCGCTGAGACTATATCAGTACTAACAGCATCCAACTTCTTTAGTTGAAGTTCATGCTGGGAGTCGGACTTCTTTTGGTTGTCCTGGTCTGTATAGAACCGGCGGAGTGATGCTCTCTTATCCATTATGCTGCTACGAGTGTAGCTCCTTCGGTTATTGGCTTCCAGATAGCTACGTACTCAATTACACCGCTAGTAATGTTGGCTGTACCAACAGTTTGAATAATGCTTTGTGAGATTATTTTCATAGTTGAGTCAGCCTCGGCGGCTGTATCTGGTGATGCATCATTCCAGACTTCGTTAACGGCAAGGTTAGTTGCAGTTGTTTGAGCTATTAGCGATGCTGTGCTCACTGTTGTACCAACTTCTATAGTAGCGCTTGCGCCAGCTAATGCCGTAACAACACGAGCATATAACTTAACCGCTACAAGACCACCAGTGACTGTAAATAAAGTAGCTGGGTCTCCTGTACCATCGTGGTCACCTGGGTCATTGGTCGTACCACCTGCAAATGTCATAGTTTTCTTTGCGGATAAACCACCAATCGCGGTAATTTCATCATATTGGCCTCTTGTTAGAGATTGTGCCATATTGTTCTCCTCATTCTTAGCCCACTTAGGTAAAACGTCTAGTTGGGTAAAGAATAATTAGGTTATTAAGGTTTGGGAGCTGTATCGCCGTTACAGTCATGCCTTTGGCCCTGTAATCATGGCTAAGTCCCCAGATTGTTAACTAGGCTTCGCGGAGCCAGTCACCGATAGCGCCAACTACGACACCACCGTCAGTTGCACCAGTGTTAGCAACGGTAATTTCATCACCAGGGCGTCCACCAGTGTTGCTGAGATATTTACCATTCTGTTCCGCGCCCTCTACGTTGAAACCTGCAACTGTGTCAGAACCGTTAGGGTCAACACGAGGAGTCGAAGCAGACACAATAGCGCCATCAGGACCGTTAGTCGCTGGGACACCACCATCACGGATTGTCCAGATACCAACTGTTGCAGTGGCTGGAAGTGTGACTACAGTGTCAGCAACAGTAACGTTTTGAACGATACCGCTGTCTTCTGCAGCCAAAGTTTTCGCTTCGGTTACATCTACAGCGATTCGGCCGTCAGGTAGGCGATAGCGGGTTGAAAATGCTGGGTTTGCCATTATTTTCCTTCTTTCTTATTAGTTTTAACTTCTTTTTCTTCTTTAACTTCGGAGACTTTACGAGGGTCTTCGTCACCCACGAAAACATAACCAGCCTTTATGAATGAATTAGTAAGAGGTACTCCGTAATCTGGGTCATCCTGTAAATGGACGATTGCCCCAGTTTCTTTGTGTTCATACCAGCCATCTTGGGACTGAGTATTGTTTTCGTTTGTTTCTCGCATAGTTTCTCCTTTATTTACTTATTAGCTCTTGGTGTAAACACGAATACCAGTAGCTTTTTGACCTAACACAAAGCAGTCGTGGTAACGACGACCTTGGCAAATCCAACCGTCAACATCTTTATCGTTGTCAATAGTACGAACCATGTCGAACTTGTTAACAGCAACAAGTGTTTCCTTAGCAGTAATCATGAACTGGAAGTTAGTTACAAGCATTGAAGCTGGAACCTCAACAATTGTTAAACCATCAACTTGTCCAACGATACCCTTTTTGTTGTCCGCATAGCTCGTATCACAGTCTGCTTTAAACTCTGGGTCACGCTTAAGCAGGTTAAGAACAGTAGGAGTAATCCATAGTGTTCGACCTTGCTTAGAGTACTTAAGTTCAGTCAAAGCTGCTTGCTGAGCCAAGATAAGACTGTAAACAGTGTTGTAAGCTACAGCAGTTCCTGCTACAACGCCCTGAGAGTTAGCAATTGCGTAAGCAGTTGCAATACCCAAGTTATATACGTCAGTTGCAGGGACTGATACTTCACGAACTTGTCGCTTAATAGCTTTAGCAGCCTCAGTTACCATCATTGAATCTTCGTAGTTACCACGGTCGATTGAGAAGCTAAATGATTTATCTTGTGAAAGTGTCAAGGTTTGTGTACCTGTACCAAGTTCAACAAGAGCACCAAATCGGCTAAGACCTGTACGTATGTAGTCGTTTTCTGCAACGGTATTTACGTTGTAGATAGTTACAGAATTGCGACCATTAAAGTCTAGACGAATACTCTTTGAATCAAATGCGCCCATTGTTAGTGATTCAAGGTATACACGCTCGTCTACGGCGTTTAAATGTGCAGAAGCGTAGTTTTGCGCCAATTTATTTTCCTTCTTTCTTATGGAAGTTGTTAGAGGTTAGTGTCCTGCAGGTTCTGCATTGTCTATGTCCCCTGGTTGGGTGTATGTATAGATTAGCCCCAGTTAGTTCATGGCCTTTTTTACAGTGGGTCTTTCGTGCGTTCTTGGCATGAGTGCTTTCTCCGCGCATAACATTTTCTACCATTGTAACGATTTCTAGGTGTTCGGGGTTAACGCATGTGCGCTCCCTACACAAATGGTCTAAAGCCATGTCAGTAGGTACTTCACCCTTGAATAGAGTGTAAAATATACGGTGAGCCATTATGCCCCTACTTCCGTATTTACCGTACCCGTTCTGGTACTTACTACCTTGCCAAAACCAACAACCAGCCGTTTGCTTTACTTTTTTGAAAAGCCAGGTGGGGTCGTAATCTTGTGCATAGATAGCTCTGTACATAAACCTTACTTCCTTGTTAGTCAGACGCTAGAATACTGAGGATTGTATCTGTTTTTGTTTCCTTGGGTGGTGCAGCTGGCTTTTGGTCAGCAACGTTTTTCATTTGACGTGAAGCACGCACCTGTTTAACAGCTCCAGATTTAACAGCTCCTTCGAGTAAATCTGCCGTCTCTTTTAAATGTTCAAATAGCGAACCTTTAATCTGTACCATATTTTGATATTCATCATATTGGATATAACCAGCGTTATAGTCTCTCATCGCTTTGTTATATGCACGTTCGTTGAACATCTCTTTGTTATCGGGATTAAAGATCTGCAGGTCAGGATTAGCTTTGGCTCTCTCGAACTCTGAGATAAGTAAGTTTTCGTTATTCTCAATGACTCGGGAATACTCTTGTACTTCAACTTGTCTCAAACGTTTATCGTATTCGTCTGCGCTGTCTGCAAGGTACTCCTTGTTCTGCTCAGCAATACGGTCACGTCGTTCTTGAATGACTCGCTGCCGTTCCTCGTAGCGTCTTCGAGCTTCTTCCTTTGGGTCGACTTGGTCAGATTCTTCTTGCTTGTCTTCTGTCTCGTCGTCCGCTGGCTGCTCAACCTCTGCCTCGGTCTCAGCTTCACTATCTTCGGTTGTTTCTTCGACTACTTCGTCTTGAGGTTCTTCTTCAGTTGATTGCTCTTCTGGAGTTTCAACCTCCGTTGAAATGTCATCTGTTAACGTTGTTAATAGTGGGTCTGGTTGTGACTGTTCGTCCATTGATTCTCCCTTTGTTTAATTGTCTACCTATTAGGTGGTGAACCTCTACTCGTAGCGTGAGTGAAACGATTGCAGGGGAGCAATGTAGGATGGCCTTTGTGGGCTTTATATGGCCACCCTACGCAACTACTCTGTCTTTCAATCTAAAGTCATCTCCTTCCTTGGTTAGTATCTTATTAACTGGTATGCGTTGCCTGAAACGTACGCCTAACTCGGTCAGTCCTACTAAATAATTACCCTCTTGGTGTACCTCTATTAGTTTTTTAGTAACAGGCAAGGCATCTAAATCAGTGGTGTGTTCTGGCTGTAATTCTTCAGTCATCGTTTTGTCTCCGCTAATGCTAGGCTAAACTTGGTCTTTAGGGCTTGTAGGTAGTTCTTGTAGAGTGCAGCGGCTTGTAGTTCGGCTCTAATGTCTGATTCAGCTTGGGTAGTAGCAGTTAAGAACCTATCAATACTCATGACTAGTTTTATCTCTTCGTCAATAGCTGCTAGTAGTTCACCAAGCTTTGGGGTTAGCTCTTTAATCTTCTTGCGCTCTTCTTGTAGAAGTCTCTCGGTAATCTCATCTTTGACCTCATTGCCAAATGTTCCTTTCGGAATTTCATCTAAACCAGTATAGAGCGCGCTATCATCGCTTACATTTGCCATTTGTAACCTCCCGCTGACTTTGAATAACCATTTATGCAATTAGAAATTGATGTTATTAATATGCCAAACTCCCTAGAGGCGTCTGCTATCGATTCAAAGCTAGCAACATGTTCTCCCGTTTTACTAAACGCTGTCACCGGCTGTCTTCTTGCGTACTTATTTCCTGTTTTTAATATCCTGTTCACCATTCTTTGATGCTCCGTGTAATCTACCTTCATATGACATGAAGCACACAACTGACGCCAGTCTGAACGTTCTTTTTTGTACAGACCAGTTATGTTCGACCAATGATAGCGGTTACTTTTACCACTACAGGTTTTATTAGCTAATTCGCACTTACTGGCTTTACCGTAGTTTCTATACATCCAATGATGTGGGTACTGGTAGCCTGGTTGCTTAGACAGCCACTTGGTCTTGTCGGTTTTTATGGCACTATCATCCATTGTTAGCTCCTTGGAGATAATTTAATATCTCCTCCTCATTAAAGCCTTGGCGTCGTGCGGCTATAATCGCGGTGGCAACATCTTCTGGAACGCCATACTCCTGCATCGTAACTGTTAGTTCATCTTCTGGTTGATTCTGGGGTACCTGGGGCGCGTTTTCCACTCCTGGTTGGGTTTGTATACCTTCTGGTTGAATTGGCAAGCCGTCTGGACCGAGTTGTTCTTGGTCGCTGTTCAATAGTTCTTCTGGGTCAATTTGGACTAATACTTTCTCCCACTCATCAGCACCACTCGCTGATATTACCTTCTTAAAGGCTTCACCGATATTAAACTTATACCCACTCTGTTCAACGGCTGGCAAAACATTGGGGTTACTTGTAGCAATATCAATCAGTTCTAGCCAACGATTCTTCTCTTCTTCATCGGCTTCAGGTCGTGGGTCATATTCGAAGGTAAATGTATCTTTTAGCTCTTCGTACATAATCTCTAACTCGCCTTCACTCGGTTCTGGAGTATCTGGATTATCATCGAAGTAACCAGCCTTACGAAGTCGTTCAACATCTTCTTCGGCAACGTCTAAGATGTCTGCACCCTGCATCTTTGCCATATGGACGTTCATCATTTTAGTAACCATCTTAGCTGAAGCGTCATCGGCTTTATTTCTCAGGTAGTTATCCTGGGAGTTAGTTCGTTCTTGCTGCATCTTAACGCCAGCTTGTGTCTTAGAGAAGTTTGGGTTACCACTTTCACTAGAGACTGAGCCATCTGTTCTACCCTGAAGCGTTTGTAACTGACTTTTATATAAACCAAAGTTAGCTGGAAACTGGGTATAAACACTAGAAGTTGTTTGAACGACGTCTATATCTGCTTGGCCGAGTTGCCATAACGCATCTGGGGTGAAGGTTAGAGAGTTAAGGTTAGCTGTATCAGTTGGACCCTTTAGTTTCTTCGGTGGTTGAAGTCCTATCTGGGTTGCCAAGACATGAGCTTGGGTCATATAATCTAGCACATTCTGGGTCGGTCCCGCTAGTTCTGCTCGTCCGATGCCATACGGTGATTCCAGTGTCTCATAACAGTATTGCATTGTAATAGGAAGGTCACCCGTTGGGTCTTCATTCTTCCATTCACGCATACACTCACCAGCTTCAAGGTGTTTACTAAACATATAAAATGGTGAACCAAAGCCACGATTAAAACAAATAGTTGTCTTAATACCACTGGCGTTTATCTTCTTCTCGCGTTCATTAATATTTTGCTCTTCTATTTCCTTGGTGGTCATAGACGCATCAACTAACTTCTGAACAGCTTTAAGGTTCCAACCTGATTCTTTATTCTTTTTGTTGTCTTCGATAATCTTCTTGAGTTGAAGCTTCGTGAAGTAAACATCCAAAAAAACGTAGTCACAGTCATCAACTGAGAACTTACCTGGTTCTAGTTTTACATTTCTAATGTAGGGAAGACTCCAGTCGGAGCCAGTGTAGTTATCGGTGCTAATATAAAAGTTATAACGGGGTTGTGCACCATACTTTAAGGCTCGATATAGTGCAATAATTTCTTTATCAAACCACGATGCTTGAGTGTTAGCGTTGGGTAGTATCTTGGTTTTAAAGATAATGTTAGCCAGCTCATTAAGCCAAGCTTCTTTACGATTCTGGCTGACAAACTTACCCGTCTGCATACTAGGGAAGACTTGCATTGGAGTTTCAAGTAGTGATGCTGCGAGACTGCCATCATTAACTCGTGGCATATTCTTAGCTAAGCTCTTGCTTAACTTGTTACCAGCTAATCGTTCATATTCATCAAAGGGAGTAAACCAGTCTTTGGCTACTCGCTCTGCTTCATTATAGGTTTTCTGAAGATCTTCTTTTTCGATGTATACGCTCATTGTAGTTCCTTATGAACAATCTACAACGAGGTATGCTGCTATTGGTATATTATATCATATTCACTCAATAATATAGTTTTTTGTTAAAAGTTTTAGCTGGTGTGATTTCGGGTCAGCCTTAATGTTAATCGTGATGTTATACGTTTGCCCCGTTGCTATCAATTCAAGGCATTTAATTATCTCGGTCATAGCTTCGTTCTTATCAGTAATCAATATCGGTACTGAGTATTCTGTCTTACTGGTTTTAAGTCTACCATCAAAGTACGACTCGTGTTTAATTATTTTACCAAATAGAAATTCACTCACATCATCCCCCCTTTTATAAAACCGTGAACCGCCCTGCCAGCGTCTGCTGATGTTAAATATGTACCAAGATAATGCAATATTTTATCTTTTCTGATAGCTGCGTAGTATTTATTTCCTTGTTTGTAAACCCCCGTGTAGCCAGTTTTATTAACGCTATACATATTCTTGTTAGAGTTCTGTTCTTTCCTGGTTGACCATTTCATGTTTAGTTCAGATTCGTTCTTTATGCAGTCTTTACATTGGCCGCAGGTATATCCTTTATTATTATCAATTCTGTCCAAGCTCTTGTTCGTTGGACGCTCTCCCATAACATTATAAAAATTAACAAATGATAAGCGAATACCATTACAGGGCTTAATACCTCGACCACCGTAATTTTTGTATTGATTGTGTTTGTACTTTTTAAAACATCTCAGTCTCATTGCATTCCAAGATATATATGTTTTTGTGTTGCTCAATCCGTGGTGTTTAGCCTTATTCATACATCTCCTATTGGAACATAAAATTGGTTGGCACATATTTTGGTATGTCTATTTCTTTTTTGGGTCTTAGACTCTCCATTGCATATCTCACTGCATCTAGTGCATGGTCATTACCACTTTCTGGTACTGTTAATTGTATTCCATCTTTATCGAACTTCCACATATAATTACGATATTCTTTGATTAAGTTAATACTATTCTTGGTTATACTAATCTTTTGGTCCTGCAAGTAAAGTATCCCTTGGTTAATTGAACCTTGACCTTTATTAGCTGGTAGGACTGATACACCGTATTCTTTAATTTCGTCAATACTTTTAGGTTCAGCTGAGTCAGCTATAACTAAAGCACTATCAATATTCTTTAGAACATCTGCAAGACGTTTGTTGCTCAATCCTGTTTGGTAGGTAATCTCGTCAAAGATATAGCCACCGTTGTAGTAATAAACAGCCACGATAGCTGCTGGGTCATTTGAGTAGCCAAAGTCCAGTCCATAACGTTCAAGTCTAGCTTCATGGGGTATATCATCAATTATCTTCCAACCTTTATAGACCTTACCCTCGACTTCACCAAGTAGTCCCTCTCCATAAACCCGCCACCATTGTTTATTATCACGTCTTGATTCAATTGATTGAACGATTGATTGTGGTAGTCCCTCGTTGTCTTTATAGGTCAGAATCAGAAAGTCTACATTAGGTGAGTCTTTAACCCCAGTATAGAACCAGAACTCGTTGGTGGGGTTCCAGTCTAGCCATATCTCATTGTTGGTTCTAACCTCTAATTGATCGTAGGTTTCCTTGGGTATATTGTTTGCTTCGTTGATAAATAACCTATCACGTCGTGGACCTCTTACCTTGTGAGGCATGTCTAATGAAAAGAACTCTATCTTGCTACCCGTTTCAAAAGTATATACAAAGTCGCTACGGTTCCATTGACTCTCTTTAAAATACCCATGACCTTCCATTATGTTTAGAAAGTCTCTCATGGCTCCACGTTTAAGGTGTGGCATTGATTCACTAGTTATTGATGTTAAAGTTGGTGTTCTATCTGATTGAGCTTTGTCTATAAGTATCTGTAAGATTGATATTGTTTTACTGGCTGATGTGCCTCCAGCTATTCCTTTGATTCTATTCTTAAGATTGAGTAGTTTCGTTACTGCTGTCGTCGGTACGAACTTCATTGGTTATTCCACCTAATATTGGAGTTGGTAAGGTTATTTCTGTCTTGTTAATGATTCGGCTTCTTAGTTTATTGTATTCTCTAATTGAAGCTACTTTGGTTCCTAAATCTGCATTTTGGGTGATTAGAAACTCTAGTTGTTTGTCTACAAATGTATCGTTAAGGCCTCTTAATTCTAGTAGTTCATTGATTCTTTTTAAGATAATAACATTTGATAACAGACGACTAGACGCTGCCTGGGCTACCTTGTAATAGTTTGGTTTACTAGTATCTATATTGTACGCCTCTATATAAGCATTAGTACCATGAGCAAAGAACTCTTCGGAGCTAGCGTACAATTGACAGAATAGTTCTTGTTGAGGATTGAGTCCGTCTTCTTCTCTTTTAGCCATTTATATTCTCACTAACAGTTTGCTTACTACCATCTTTATCATCTATGTTGACATCATCAGTTGAGTAAGTAGTTACCTTCTTAGCCCAACAGCGTTTAGCTTTGCGGTTAATCTTGGTGATCTTGTAGTCGTTTCGTGAACCTTCAAAACTAAACATAAGTATCTGACCTATCTTGAGCTCTTTAAAAGCTTTGTCTGTCAGTATGTCTGATATGTCTTCGCTGTTACTAATTGTTTCTTTTACCGGTACCATAAGTATGCTCCTAGGGCGACTAGTAGTAGGAATAACCAACCAAGTCTGTCGCCAAAAACTATCTCTTGGTGATGGTCACGACTCTTATTGAGCCATTGATTAAGAGACTGTTTCATATATATTATACCATACTCCGCTTACGTTTTATACTTCTTGCTCTCGTAATATATCAAGTGTCATTTCGTTATTGTCTAGCCAGCTCTTTATTTGCTTTAGTCTAAATACCTCGTCTCCCCAGTCTATCTTCCCTACCTCTTGGCTTTTTCTATAGATGTGGTCGTAGTATTCTTGCGCCCAGGTTCTGGTAATAAATCTGCTGAACTCTCTTGGATGGTCGGTATAGCGTCTATGACAGCCAGCGCATAGGCAAAACGCATTGCGAAGATCTGTTCTGGTG